ATTCAAATCCAGAACAACTGTGCTCCCTACGATTGGTCGTTTTCAGAGCAAGAATGCGTCAAAAATATTATTAACCTTTTAGGTTCAGAGAGCGGTGAATAATGAAGAAGCGCGATGATCTAACAAATTTCGGAATAAGGATTCCCCGCGAAGTGAAGCCTTGGGTTTCCATTCTCGCTTGGCTTATATTCATCGGAATGTTTCTTTACGGGATCGCAAAGGTCGCGGAGCGATTCTCTGATGATGTGACTTGGCCTTAGTAGGTCCACATAACCGGCGCGCCTTCTCGATCATCGACGTGGATGAAATCTCTCCCGACTCCGATCCCCGCAAAGCCAGATTCAATCGCATATCTGACAAGCCAGAATTTGTCGCTCGCTGATAAGGCCAATAGGTCGCTAGCATTGCCTTGAAGATGTTGGCTAGATGGATTTCCCCGTACGTTTCGATTATGGTTCGGGCAGCGATACCCGGACATGACTCGTATCGGCTTGGAATAGAGATTCCTCATCTTCTGCAATTTCATGATAAAAGCTACCTTCATTGGCGGATCTTCGGAGCCTGGGCAGGATCCGCAGCGGCATGAGAATTCCTCCGATCGAAAGTTCTGCGAGAGCTTCATTTCTTCTTACCTTTCCTGGAAAAGAGAATCCCTCAGAGCAGTTTCCAAGGGATCCAAAGAGGTCTTCGTGTACGCAGAAGAGTCAGAACAAACGGCGCAGACCAAGACCCCAAGTTCCTCTTAGGAGCTGTGAGACAGCTTGAATCCGCTCCGTTGTGTTCGGCTCTCTCATTATATCACTTGAGGAAATTGGATTGTGGACGATAGGAAGGCTATGATAATTCTAGGGCAAACCTTGTGAACAGGAAGCCAATCAATGCAAATAGAGAAAGTCCCGGTGGGATCACTCGTGCTAGATCCTACCAATGCCAGAAAGCATGATCAGAAGAACCTAGAAGCCATCAAGGGAAGCCTTGCGAAGTTCGGCCAGCAGAAACCGATCGTCGTGACCGCTGACAACGTGGTGATCGCAGGCAATGGGACGCTAGAAGCTGCCAAGGCTCTTGGTTGGGAGAATATCGATATCCATCGGACGGTGCTGAAGGGAGCGGAGGCGATGGCGTACGCGCTGGCTGATAACCGCACAGCAGAACTTGCCGACTGGGATGATGAGATTTTAAAAGAGCAGATTGGTGCTCTTGCGATGGATGGATGGGACGTTGGTGACTTTGGTTTCGACCTAGATGATTTCGATCTCGATGCTGGCGGGACTGAGGGCAAGACCGATCCCGATGATGTGCCGGAAGTTGAGGAGAACAAGTTTGGCGTCAGCCGAGGACAGATTTGGCAGATTGGCGAGCATCGGCTTATGTGTGGGGATTCTACGAGTAAAGAGGATGTTGATAGGCTTATGGGGGGTAATTTAGCTGATGTTTGGATAACTGATCCTCCTTATAACGTGGACTATGTTGGAAAGACCAAAGATTCTCTTAAGATAGAAAACGATATGATGAGCAATGAAAATTTTAGGTCTTTTCTGATTGAGGCTTTTAGTTCTGCCGTTCAGAGTATAAAGCCAGGTGGTGTTTTTTATATCTGGCATGCTGATAGCGAAGGGCTAAACTTTCGTGAGGCATGCTTTAAAGTTGGGTTAAAGGTCAGGCAGTGCCTTATTTGGTGCAAGGACGTTATGGTCATGGGGAGGCAGGACTACCACTGGAAACATGAGCCTTGCCTTTATGGTTGGAAAGACGGTGCTGGTCATCTTTGGGCCGCAGACAGAAAACAAACAACCATTCTAAACTTTGCTAGACCTAAACGTAACGATATACATCCAACGATGAAGCCTGTCGATCTAATAGAATACCAAATTAAAAACAACACAAAAGGCAAAGACCTAGTGCTTGATACATTCCTAGGCTCTGGCTCCACCCTCATCGCCTGCGAGAAAACAGGCCGCAAGTGCTACGGGATGGAAATCGACCCGCATTATTGCAGCGTGATAATTGAGAGGTGGCAGAACTTCACCGGCAAGGAGGCGACACGTCTTGGCTGATCCAACTCAGAAACGACTGATAGATGAGAAAGAACTTCAGCAAGTCGAGAAGCTCGCCGGTCTCGGTTTGAATATGAAACAGATCGCTCACATCATCGGTGTCTGTAAGAAGACCTTAGAGCGTAGAATGCAGGACCAGCCTGAAGTAGCTGTCGCAGTAGAAAAGGGCAGGGCTCTTGCGATCGCCAAAGTTTCAAAGACTGCTTACGAGTTGGCGCTCTCTGGAAAGCATCCAGTAATGACAATTTTCTTTCTGAAATGCAGAGCTGGATGGAGCGAGACCGATGCGGAAGATACTGAGCAGGAGAAATACAAGCCGCCCAAGAGCCTTCGACTGGCTTGAAAAGCAACCCGAAACAAGTTGCAGCTTTCAATGATACCGCACGAAACCGCTATCTCAATTGCGGTCGGCGTGGCGGGAAGACCTTCCTGATCGTCGAGGAATTGCTTCGAGCGATCGACAGCTCCCCTTATCGCGGGGAAGTTGTTTACATCGGACCTACCAATTCTCATGCGAAAGAGCTGATATGGGAGCCGATCGAAGAAGCTCTCGATGAGATGGGTTGGCGATACAAGCCGATGGTAAGTAAGCAGCGGTTCGAGCTGATGGGGAAGCGAAAGATTTATGTGATCGGAGCTGAGAAGATTCAGAGAGTTCGCGGTCGCGCCTTGGTCTTTGCCGCTCTCGATGAGCTGGCTTATTTCTCAACAGATCTCAATGAGGTATGGCGAGCGATTCGACCGGCTCTCTCTGACCACAAGGGAAGGGCTTTGGCGGCTACGACTCCAGATGGGAAGGGGACGCAGGCTTATGAATGGTATGAGAAGGCCAAGAAGGATCCAGCCTGGAGCGTTCATGAGTGGTTGACGCTCGATAATCCATACATCGATCCAGACGAGATTGAAGACGCTAAGCGTGATCTCGATGAGAAATCCTTTCGTCAGGAATACATGGCGACTTGGGAGAGCTTCGAGGGGTTGGCTTATTACAACTTCGATGAGACGTTTCATGTGAAACAGCAAGTCCCAGTGAATCCCAGGATCCCGATCCATCTCTGTTTCGACTTCAACGTGAATCCCACAACGCTCCTGGTGTCGCAGTTAGAAGGCGAGATGCTATCATACAAGCTGGAGTATTCTTTGAAGAACAGCTCGACCGAGGAGACCGTCAAACAATTCTGTGATGAATTTCAGAACCAAGCTGATTATATTAGAATCAAAATCAGGGGAGATTCTTCAGGGAAGGCAAGATCTTCAACGACAGGAAAGTCCGATTATCATTACATCGAGCAGATCCTTGCACAGCGGGGATTCCGATATGAGATGGAAGTGCTTCCTAAGAATCCCCCGATTATCGACCGAGTGAAGCATGTGAACGGTTGGCTTCGACCAGTGGCAGGCAACCATCGTATAGAGATCGATCCTCAATGCGAGGAGCTCATCAGGGATCTGTCTTCCCAGCAGCTTAATGGAAGGCATCCAAGCGATAGGAACAACCTTGGGCACAAGGCTGACGCGATGGGTTACGATATCTTTTATCAACAGAAAGTTGGCAGCAGACGAGCGAGCCGAACCTTGGAGTTGTGATGGCACTGGCACAGGACGCGAAACAGATCATCGAGGAGATCGAGAAGAATACAAATCTCCTCAACCAGAACAAAGACCTCTTCGAGATATTCGAGGGGCAGCTTCTCGATCACGTCGATGCGGCTCTCCGCTGCCAGCTCTCAGAACAGTCATATATGCAGGCCCGTCACAGGATCGCGCCGATCAATGTTCTTCGCCGGATCATCGACAAGCTCTCCAAGATCTACCAGCAGTCGCCGACTAGGACAGTTATCGATGGGACGGACCAGGATAAGGAGCTGCTCGCTTGGTACGAAAAGAAGCTCGGCATCAATGAGAAGATGAACCAATCGAACGAGTTCTCGAATCTCCAGAAAAATAACCTGATCGAAGTTTTTCTCGATGGCGATCAGCCAAAGATGAGAACAATCTCCGCTCATCAGTTCTGGATTTACTCGGATAACATGGTGGATCCGACTGTCCCGACTCATATCGCGATCTTCGATTCTGATATGTCTGTCAAGAAGAACGATAGGAAGGCTGACAAGTTCAGGCTGTATACCGATGAAGAGTTCCTGATCGTCGATTCCGATGGGGATGTGATCCGGAGCGAGATGAACGAGATTGGGAATCAAGATGGAATCAACCCTTATGGGATCCTTCCATTCACGTATGTGAACACGAGCGCGAACTTGCTGGTTCCACTCCCTGATACTGATACTCTCGCGATGTCCGTTCTGATCCCGATCCTGCTTACGGATCTGAATCACGCCGTCCAATTCCAGAGCTTCTCAATGATGTATGGTATCGATGTAGACGTTCAAGATATCAAACGGGCTCCGAATGCTTTCCTCGATCTGAAGTCTGATCCAGCCAGCGATAAGACTCCGCAGATCGGATCCATCAAGCCACAAGTCGATATCGATCAGGTTCTCGGTCTGGTCGCATCTGAATTCTCTCTCTGGCTCAATACTCGCGGCATCAAGCCTGGATCCATCGGAGAGATGAATCGGGATAACTTCGCTTCCGGAGTTTCCAAAATGATCGATGAGATGGATGTCTCAGAGCATCGACAGAGACAGGTCACGATCTATCGAAACGTGGAAACTGATTTTTGGGATCGCCTGCTGAATCATATCCATCCATTTTGGGTCGCGAATGGGATGATCGAGAATAGGCATATCTTCTCCCCGAACGCTCGCGTCGAGACCAACTTCAAGCCCCAAGTTCCGCTCCTGCGTCGAGGAGATCTTATCAGAGAGCTTCAAGCTGAGATGATGGCAGGCTTCACGACTCGGAAAAGAGCGATCAAGATCTTGAATCCACAAATGGCGGATGATGAGATCGAGGATCTGATGAGAGAAATCGATAGCGAAAACATGATTACGGTGGATTCCAATGGCTTGGCAACGGACGAGGATAGTTCTTCCTGAGAGATATTCAAAGCAGGACCGGGAAGCGATCGCATCTGAGATCATCGATCACATCCGAGAGCGTTCCCAGTCAGGAAAAGGTTTCAATCCTGAAACTGGAAGAAACAAGAAATTTGTTAGGTACTCCAAGGAATACGCAAAGTTCAAGGGAGTTTCCAGATCAGATGTCGATCTGACTCTCTCTGATACCATGCTGCGGGATATGCGGCTCCTCTCTGATAAGCCAGATTCTCTGCTGATCGGATTCGAGAATGGAACGGAATCCAATGCCAAGGCGGAGGGAAATCAGATAGGTTCGTATGGAAGATCAGCAGATCCATCCAAAGCCCGCCCCTTTTTGGGGATAACCCAGGCGGATCTGAGAAGAATCCTCGAAAAGTATGATGAGGTAGAGTGAGATGGCGAGACAGAGAGCGGTCGCGGATCTGAGAAATGTTCTCGATCGGATTGACAAGAGATTCATTGGCAGAGGCGATAAGCAGAAGAAACTGATGCGATCTCTTGGTCTTCAAACCGTCGATATCATTGTGGAGAGAACCCGCAAAGGCTTTGGGGTGAAACGGGTTGGCGGGAACCGCAGGAAGCTGAAACCGCTCTCCAAGCGATACATCGAATTCAGGCGAAGGAACAGGGATAAGCTGGGAAAGGCTGGCCGGATTACGAAAAGCAATTTAACATTCACCGGTCAGATGCTAGATAGTGTTAAGATACTTAAGTCAACTCCTGGCGGTTTTGAGGTTGGTCCGAGCGGATCCAGATCTGATCGGAAGCGGAACGCCGATGTCGCAAGATGGGTTACTGAACAAGGCAGGCCCTTCATGAACCTCGGCAGGAAAGAGATTGGATCTCTTGTCCGTTATCTCAGGGAAGAGTTCAACCAAAGAGCCCTTAGGATATAATCCCATGGAGGGGGAATCAGTGACAGAAGCTAATGATTCAGTGAATCAAGCCGATGATCAAAATGGATCCAGTGGATCGACGGAAGCGGAAGGACAATCTCAAGATACTGTGAAGTATGATACCTATCGCAAGGTTCTCAGTGAGAAGAAGCGAAGGGATGAGGAAGTCCGAGAGCTGAGGGAGAAAATCGAGGCTTATGAGCGATCCCAGAAGGAAGCTCAGGAGAAAGACCTCGAAGATCAAAACAAGTGGAAAGAGATAGCAGATCTCAGAGCTAAGGAAGCGAGCCAATATAAGCACGATCTGGAATCCATGAGGGAAAGCCAGCGTCAGGCAATGAAGCTCGACAACTTCTTGAGCGCACTTGGATCTAACCTTCCAAAGCAATATTGGGGACTGGTCGATCTCGATGCGATCAAGCTCAATCCTGAGACAAACGAAGTCGATGATATGTCCGTAACATCGGCAATCGAAACTTTCAGGAAGTCTTATCCAGAGATCCTTCAGTCGAAGACATCCGCGACCACACCGAACACAGCTCCCCGTGGGACAGCAGCAGCAACGAGGGGCGAGAAGGATATGAAAGACCTTCCCGCTAAGGAACGCAACAAACTGCTGGCGGCCGATCTCATCGAGTTGAAGAGGCGACGTTAGCTGATAGGAAAGGAATCTTATTATGGCTGACATGGGCAAAACAGAAACCGCTGCCACGGCGGAAGAACGGATTAGTGCTGAAATCCAGATGCAACTCATCGAAGTTAGCAAGCTGGTTCCAACTGTTCAGGATTTCTCGTCTATGGCTACTAAAGGCGTAGACGTTATTAAGGTACCTAGAGCTGGCGATTTCACTGTCGACGACAAGGCGGAAAACGTCGCTGTCACCGCACAGGTAATCACTTATGCGACTGACAACATGAATTTGGATAAATACAAAGTTATCCAAGTTCTTTTGGAAGATGATGCGGAGCTTGATTCAAAGCCTGACATTGTTGCGGACATCATCGGACGTATGGCTCGCGGTATCGCTTTGCAGGTAGATACAGACATCGTAGCCGCTCTTGCTGCTACTTCTGCTGCTGCGCCAGATCATCGCATTGCATACGCCAACGCGTCGACTCTAGGTAAGGCTGACATTTTGGAAGCTCGCCGATTGCTTCACGAGCAGAATGTCCCTTTTAATGAATGCTACATCGGTGTTTCTCCTGCATCAGAAAAAGCATTGCTTGCGATTGACGACTTCGTTCATGCTGACAAATATGGCAGCGCTGAAGGCCTTCGCAATGGAGAGCTTGGCCGGTTGTACGGAGCTCCAGTAATCATGTCTAATGAGTTTGGAGACAATGCCACTCTGGTATGGCATCCCACACACGTTGGATTCGCTATGCACAAGATGGCATCTTTTGAAACCGATCGACAGCTTGAAAAGTTGGCGACTCTCTACTCTGTTTCTCAGAAGTATGGAACGCTGACAATGGACAGTGGAAAGCGCGGTGTTCTATTAGGGTCTGCTTCCTAATAAAGCCAACGTTTAGAAGTTTGGGGGCTATTTGCCCCCTAGCTTCGTTGCTGAGGTTTCAATGGCTTCAAAGATGCAATACAAGGCTCCTCGACACGTAAAGGCATCTTCTCCCGAAGAGCTTACTAGGGCGATGGTGCGAAATAATATCCTTAATGGTATCGAATACAATTATTTCAGCATTGGTCAACAGGGCAGCAGTTGGTTTGCTTGGTATTTGGCTGACGTTACTGATTTGATTCGAGTGAGAATAACAGACCAGGATGGCTAATAACACTTATACAGAGATTCCAAATTCAAGAGATGATTTGGAATTACAGAAGTTCGCGCTAGATGAGGATGGCAGAGTCATTGTCAAAACATCAGCCAGCGGTACTTTTCAAACTGCTGGGCTAAATACTGATGCTCTGATAACTGAAGTGCAAGCGCATCACCATTCCTGGGTAAAGCTCAATTCTTTGGCAGCAGGTCAAGGAATCAACATACAGAATCCGTCAGACGCTAACAGCAACGTCAAAATAAATTATGTTTCTCCATCCCAAGATCTTTCTACTCTAAATTCTTTGGGATATGTTGGAATCGAAGTGCTTCCAGGGCAAGAGCGTTTTTATTTGTTGAAAACCTCTGGAGGAATAATCGATGTTTACGCAAAAGCAAAGAACGGCAGCGTGACTTTGAACATTGAGCAGATAGGTTAAAATGTGTCGCTTCTCGCCTCATCAGCAGCAGGATCCAAATGGATCAGGCTATCATCTGTCATACCCGAGGGATCGACGCAGATTGTATACAATACCCCGATGGCTAATCTGAAAGGCCAAAAGGTCCTTTTTTCTATTTTCAATGAAGAACAGCAATTATTCCGAACGCAGGAAATCTTGATCTCAAGAAAGTCGGAAGATATCGGTTATTCAGTTTACAATAAACTAGGCGATCACATTAGTTTTTTAATTAATGTTTTCGTCACTGGCGCCGATTCAAGATTTGTTGTGGAGAACAATGAGGCTTTTGATCTTTCTTTTGTTCTCTATCGTTTGGACATTTTCTGATTTAAGGAAGTTCACAATGACTCAAGATTATTTCAAAGTAGAGCTTGGCTATGAGTTAACGTCGCCAAATTCGCAATCGGGACCGCGATGGCTTCAAGGATCTGCTGCACCCGGCGGAGAAGCGATCACTGATGATGCTCCGATTGGATCTTTCTACACACGAACCAACGGACAGTTTTACACAAAAGTTGCTAACACTGGATCGGCTTCCGATTGGGAAGAAAAAACAAGCTCAGGTCCTACTTCTTTTTCATGGCGATCTGAACTTGTAAGAGCCGCTACTGCCGACACTCTTTCTGCGGGAGCTGGTCAAGATCCTACTTCATGGTCAGATAATGAATCTGGACTTGATGCAACAAATTGGAACATCGGCGATTACATACTATCGGATGTAGACGGAACGCCAGCTCTATTTGAGATAACAGGTAAAGACTCATCTACTTCGATCACGCTGACTGCTGCAAGCAAAGCACTTGCGGATAAAGATACATTTATCGTACAGGCATATTTGCCTGACTCACCTGCATCTCAAGAACAACAGTCAATTATTCATTTTCCAGATGCAACATTATCAGCGATAAAAATCTCTGATTTTAACTGGGAATTTGCAACCGGTATCAATCTTTCTAGCGGATACGCAGCAAGCTCTGGTGATATTGCTGATTCTGATACTGTCGAATCTGCTATTCAAAAACTTGATGGCAACAATGATGCTCAAGACAGCGTCCTAGGAACGGATCAAGGGGCCACCGATTTTGGATCTTTCTCAGGAACATCTTTTGCTGATGGTCAGGACGCAAAGCAATTATTCCAGAGAGTCGAAACACTTTTGGAGCAAATGCGCGGAGTCCGTGTATCTGGCATTACAACAGCAGCAACAGTTGATAGCGTCTTACATGCTGATGTGAAAGCCTGCAAATGGATGGTAGAAGCGTTTGAAGATGCTACCCCGGCAAATCGAAAAGCGTTTGAAGTTTACGCTTTGACAGATGGCGGCGGAGGCGGAGAAAGCACAGCTCCAGCTATCCCAGCAGCTCCGGCGCTTCCTGGTTCTTACGATCACACTGTAGGTTCCGGTGGATCTTTCGCAACCCTTGAAGCAGCTTTAGCGGATGCTTCTGTTTCTGATGGCGATTCTATCCAGGTGCTTGACGGAACATACTTGGTAACCAGCTCTATTGCTGTAGATAAGCAGGTCAAAATCTACGGGCAATCTAAAGCTGGTGTGATTTTTGAAACTGCGGGAGATACAAGCGATCCCGTCAATATGTTCAATATCTCTGTTGATAATGTCTTGATGAAAGACATGACGATCAAACACAAAAAGACCAGCAACACTAGCGTGGAAAATGCTATCGGCGTGTCTGGCCCTGGATTCCCTCAAACCAGGGTTGCAAATTTTGTGATTGATAACTGCCGTATTGAGCATGTTGAATTCGCTCTTGTGATTCGCGGTTCAGATTGGCAATTAAGAAATTGCCAGTTTGTATACGAAGGTCCTAGCAATTCGACCCGTCGCCATGTAGGCGTCTACGGCACACTTGGAAATTGCTTTATGTACCAGTGTGAGTCAGAAGATAATGGTGCAACAGGAAATACTCGCTGGTTAGTCCCAACCTCTACTACAGGTTCCAATCCAAATGAGACAATGGAAGGAAACCTTGTACTAGATGGAAACGTCCAGACAGTAGGAAATCTACAGCAATTCTATAGCCAAGATAACTGGCAAGGTAGTGCTGGCGGGTTTGCTCTATTCGTCAAGGGTAACACGACCAACGAAAGCAGCGCGTTTGTTTCCATGTATGGTGGTACAGCAAATTTCGCTGACATCTTGTCCAAGGTCGAAGTAACAGGCAACTCTCTTAGCAATACCCATGGGGGAGATCCAGTTGGCGGAAAAGGCGTGATTGGTTTTGATGGGTTCGGCGGAGTATCTCCTAGAAGCACTGCATTGCCTGTGGATTCTGGCAACAATACATTGGCGAATCTTGATTTCCGAGGCGGTTATTTGGAAGCGACTGGCTCTAGTGGATCTATTGTAGGATACAACTCTGCTAACCTGGTCGATTTCTCTGTAGCTTTGGCTTCAGTTGGTGGTACTTCGGTAGTTAACACAGTATATTCAAAATTAGAGGTAGGATCTGCATTCGACCTAACGACTACCGTCGACGTTGAAGGTTCAGAAATGCGTCTTAGAGCTGAAAGTTCTACGGCTGGTGTAACAGTAACGGCTAGACGAATTGAAGTTGTTTCTACTGCTGCGTAATCAAAAGGGCGGGGCTCTATTTGTGATGGGGCCTCGCCTATCAAAAAAAGGTAGATAGATGAGACACGATCAGCGCGTATTTTTTGAGGATGGAGATGGAGCAGTTTTTTCAGATTTTACGCGTCAATTAAATGATTTTCGTTCTGGTGATTTAAATCTATTCATTAGTTCAGGACAGGATTATCTCTATATTGGATCTGATTATCCCTTCAACGCTCAATATTTTGAGATTACAGCAGGGAATTCTACTGAATCTTTTGCTGAAATAGATCTTTGGGGAGGTCAAAACGATGGTTGGAAACCTGCTATTGATGTAATTGACTATACCTCAGAATCGAATGCGTCCCTAGCAAAGTCTGGGCATATAACTTGGACGCGAGAACGCGAAGAAAGCTGGGTGCAGCAGGATAAATCTATAGAAGTTTTGGGCTTAGAAAATGCTCCATTGATCTACAATTTCTATTGGAGCAGATTCAAATGGAGCGCAAACCTATCAAACATTGGAATCCGTTACATCGGAAATCGTTTTTCTACTGATGACGATCTATTTTCACTCTACCCAGACTTGAATAACCAGACAATGCGGGATCAATGGGAGCAAGGTTCTGTATCTGGAACGAAAACCACGTGGTCCGAGCAATCTTTCATTGCTGCTGAACAGGTGATTAGAGATCTCAGATCCGGCGGAATTTTGGTATCCGATAGTCAAATTCTCGATTTTGAAGCCTTCCGAAACCCTTCTATCCATAAGACTGCGGAAATTATATACGGGGGCATGGGAAGAGCCTTTGCAGAGGATCGAATAGCTGCTAGAAATAGCTATAAGGAATCTCTGGACATTAAGAACTTCAGGATCGATCAGAACAAAGACGCGAACCTGAGCCGGTATGAGAAACGGATCTCTACCACGTATACAAGGCGATAGCTTTGACGCAGATATCAGATGTCACTTCCAATCTACACACGATTATATCCTCTACGCTTCCCGGGTATGTCAGAATACCCGACTCCATTGATATTGAAGATAATAGCGAAACCTACTTAAGACAGGGTTATGCTCTCATCATTGGCGATTCGACTCCTACCACTGAAACCGTAAAGGGCCTTTTGGATCAGGAGAGAACTTTTGGCGTAAGCCTTACCCAGCAGGTCTTTCAGACAGAACACAACGCCAGCGGGATCCAGACGGCGAAGCTCGGAATCATGGAAGATGCCTTCAGTCTGGTAAAGGAATTACATCTCACAAATGATACAATTAATGGCAGCGCGATAGATTGCAACTTCGTCGGAGACGATGGGGTGTCGTTCCTGGAGACGGATCGCGGGAAATATTATCTGGTTTCTCTGATCTTTACGGTCAGGTACCGGGAGAACTTATTAGCATAGGGAGTTGCTAACGATGGCAATCGTGACACGAAAATCGGCTTATGCCGTAAAAGTGGAGTCGACGGAAGGAACTCCCGTCTCTCCAACAGCTTCGACAGATTATATCCCCATCCAAGCGGATGCTACAATGTCGCCGGAATTCGATACTCTGGAGAATGTAGAGCTGAAGGCTTCGATCGGGGCTTCAAAATCGATCCTTGGCTTCGAGAATCCGACTTCCAGCGTATCCGTCTATCTAACCGGATCCGGTTCTGCCGGGACGGCGCCCCAGGTCGATGAGATGTTAACCGCTGCTTTCGGGAACGAAGATGTTGAATCAACGGAGTACAATACAGTCGCTGCTTCGACAGTCTCCACCGTCAAAGTCGATACTGGTGAAGGCGCTACGTATCGCAGGGGTCAGGCTCTCTTGGTCAAACATCCCGCATCTCCCTACGAGATCCGAGCTGTGGACAGTATCTCTGGTGATGATCTCTCTGTTAGCTTTGATCTCGATAACGCTCCTGGGGTTGGAGTTGATCTGGGATTAGCAACGACCTATTATCCTGCTGATGATGGCCATCAGACGCTATCTCTGTGGCATTATCTGGGCAACGGCGGAGCGACTCAGATGATCTCCGGCGCCAGGGTTACTGAGTTGGGTATCGAATTCCCTGCTGGCGAGCTGATCAATGCCTCTTATACGCTCGAAGGCTTGGAATATTACTTCAATCCCATCGAGATCACGACAACGGATACCTATCTGGATTTCACAGATGATGATGGGACTTTCGCAGCTCAAATTACACCGAAATTCTACAAAGACCCTCATGATCTCGCTTCTGCTTTGACTACAGCAATGAATGCGACCGCCACTACTCAAACACATTCTGTGACTTACAGCGACAGCGCGGGAACCTTCACGATCGCTAATTCAACGGGAGCTTTGTTGTCTCTTCTCTGGAATACTGGAGCGAACACAGCGAACACTGTCGGCGATAAGATCGGCTTTTCCATTGCGGCAGATGATACAGGATCAACCTCCTATGCGAGTGACAACCCGCTATCGTTCGCGTCTCCGCAAAGCCCGTCGTTTACAAACCACGGTGATCCGCTGGCCGCGAAGAACAATGAAGTATTTCTCGGAGATCAGCAAGACTCAGTCTGCTTCGAGGCTTCCAGTGTATCTTTCACGCTTTCTGATGCAAGGCAGACGATCGACTCGATCTGCGCAACATCCGGTCGAAGCGGTTCGATTGTGCAGAGTCGATCCGTTACCGTCTCGGTGACAGCTCTCCTAGAACAGTATGATGTGGATCAGTTCCGACGCTTCAGAGAGAACGACGAGACGCGGTTCCAGATCAACTTTGGCACGAAGTCTGGCGGAAATTACGAGCCAGGGAAGTCAGGTTGCGTTTACATCCCGACAGCAACCATAACATCCTTCAATGTGGTTGACGATGATGGACTTGTTACATTGGAGCTGGAGTTAACAGCCTTCGTAAACGATCAAGGCGAAGGCGAGGTATTTCTCTCTTTCGTTTGATGGAGTCTCATCCGTTAATTTCTGGAACTATTGGCAGGCGGTTCTTTTGGCTGCCTGCCTATTTTTTTAAAGACAGAACGCAGGAGGTCACATGAGCGAATTTACTTGGAAGCCAGATGGAGACAGCGAAGTCGATGGTCACGTTGTTATTAAGGATGTGAGCGTAGAGGATCGCCTGGAGATGGGTATCGGTCTGCTGGATGAATTCAAAGACATGCAGGACGATGAAGGCGACAACCTGAAAAAGATCTCTGCGTTCTCTCGCTCTCTTTCTGTCGGTGTGAAGCTGCTGAATAAGTACGTGAAGAAAGTCGAGTTGAAGCACAAAGAAACCGGAGCTGTTTACAAGTCAATGGCTGATCTTCAAGGTGATCTCGACGCTCATGGGGTTCTAGTCGATATGTCTTCGATGTATCTGGAGAGACTTCAATTGGGAAAGTTTCTCCAGCGACTATCAAGAGGCAAGTCGCAGCCAACTTCAGAGGTCACAGGTTAGAGACTGAGGCTCTGCCGATTGTTTCTGAATACATGACCAGGAAGCGATTGGCGGAGCTTGGATATACAAGTCCAATGTCGGATCTTCCAGATTGGAAGGCAAGGTGTTTTGTTCTGATCAGCTCATACATCGACGAGCTGGTAGCGAAAGAGAACAAGAAACGATCCAAGAATGGTAAGGGGAGATGATGGCAGATATCAACTTCGACTTAGAGATAGATGTCAAAGGCGCCCAGCAATCTCTGAAGAGATTGGAAAGTGTCGGGACAGCGACTTTCGCTGCTCTTGGAACTGCTGCTGCTGCCGTCTCTGCTGCCTTCGCTGGCCAACAGATCTTTTCTGGAATTAAATCGGTAACTGAAGCCGCTGGTGTCCAAGAGGATGCGATAAAGCGACTGAATACAGCGCTCTCCCTGGCTGGTGATTTCAGCGAAGATGCAAGCAAACGGCTCCAAGATTTTGCATCAGAACTCCAAGTCTCCACTGGCATCGGAGACGAAACCACAATTGGATTGTTGGCTCTCGCGAAATCCTTCAACCTGACTAACGAGGAAGCCGAGAAGCTCGTTTCTGCTGCCGCCGATCTTTCTGCTCAGACAGGGATGGAGCTTGAAGGAGCTGTCAGAAATCTCGGTAAATCTTTTAGCGGGTTGGCTGGTGAGCTTGGGGAGTCAGTCGCAGGAATTCGCGATCTTACGAAAGAGCAATTGAAAGCTGGAGGAGCGATTGATCTCGTCGCGAGCCGATTCGGGGGAGCCGCTGCTGCTGCTGCTCAGACATATTCAGGATCCATCAGATCTCTTTCTGGGAACTTCGGAGATCTACAGGAGGAGCTTGGATTCCTGATCACGAAGAATCCGATCGTGATCAAGCTGATCAATGAAACATCCAAAGCCTTTAGGGAACTTGGGAAGTTCATTTCTAAGAATTCGGACGATATCAAAGATGGCCTAAATGATGGATTGATCGGTATCGTCAAGTCAGCTCCAAAAGTGATCAGGGGTATCGGATCTATCGCGAAGATCGTCATCGAACTTGCAAAGCAATTTAACAACCTCGATTCTCTGCTCTCTGGTTTCTTCGCTGATCTTATCGAATCGACAGAAGATGTAGGTGAAGCCTTTAAGATCCTAACATCTCCGATCAAGGGCTTTGTTCTCGGTTTGATCGAAGTTGAGAAATTTGTTCAAAGACAAGCTTTGGATGATCTTGAGGAGCAAGCGCAGACCACTAGAGAAGCTCTCGCAAAGATCGAGGATCTTTTCACGAAAGGAAAAATATCCACGGAGGGATACCGTACAGCGGTCAAGAATGCAGAGGAGAGACTTGCTACTTTCGAGAAACAGATCGAAGGAGTTAATAGCGAGATAGCGATACTGAATGAAGCTGGAAAGCAAGTCGCTATTGAGATTGATATTGATGCGAAAAAGCTACAAGAAGATCTCCAAGTCAGAGTGACTCAGGCTGAGATAAAAGCCGTAAAGCTGGAGGGAGCGGAAAAGATAATCGATGATGCTGTTCAGAAGTTCAGCGAAGCCGCTTTCAACGCTGCGGATGCTCTTGAGGGAGCAGGGAACAACCTCAGAACAATACCAGTTCCCCAGCCTGGAGATATCAACTTTGTTGGTCCGCTCCCAGAATTTCGAGATACATCTAGCCAGGAGGGAGCGAAGGACTTCATCGGACCACAAATCGATCCGGCAGATCTAGCAAAGCGACGAGATGCAGAGAAGAAAGCACAGGAAGCAGAATCAAAGCGCTTGGAAGGGATATTGGTCAGAGCTGGCGGTCAGTTCGTGAACAGTATTCTGAAAGGAGCTGATGGCGCAAGGCAAGCTGTAGCAGGCTTGGGCGGATCGATTGCAGAAGTTCTGATCCCAGGAGCAGGCGGCTTTGTAACAGCTTTCATCGATCAGATCGTACAGCTTGGTCCTGAAGGGATCACGCAGGTGATTAACGAATTCGTCACTGCTTTGCCTGTCGTGATCGAAGCTCTCGCTGAAGCCATGCCTGTTGTGGCTATCGCCATCGCGCAGAATGCCGATGAAATCATCATCGCTCTTGTAAGAGCTGCTCCGAGGATCATCGAGGAGCTTGTCAAAGCAGCTCCACAGATCGCTTCTGAATTGATCCTTTCCTTAAAAGATCTGATCATTGGACTGGGTCCTGAGCTCGCAAGCGTATTCAAGTTTCTGATCGGCGCCCCATTGCAATCATTCATTGATGATCTAAGTGGAATCGATGTGGCACAAGAAATCGAGAATGCGGGACAGGCTTTCGCTGATGCAGTTTCTCCTGTGACTAATGCTCTCTCTACAATCGCCTCCGCATTCACCGATCTTCTGGACAGAATAAATCGATCTCTAGGTGGGGGATCCAAAGGATTTGCGACTGGAGGGTCTGATCTGGAGAGAGCCATCAAAGGATCTATCCCAGGACTCGCGACAGGCGGTTTGGTTGGTGGATCCGGATCAGGAGATACGCAGCTTTTCAGGCTTGAACCTGGCGAGCTGGTTATCGACCGATCGACATCTGGCAGGCTTCTGGATTTCGTCAACAGATCAGAGCGCGGAGCAACGCAAGGCGATCCTAATAATGAGATGGTCGTGATGGTTCTCGCTCAGATCTTATCTGCTCTTCAGCAGCCGATGAACGTAGAAACCACAGCAGAGATTGATGGAGAAGCTCTTGCCAATATTCTGCTAAGATTGAATCGAACAGATGCGAGAACTAGCGCATGAGCTTTGCAGATGAAATAGAGAAAACATCTAGCGAACGCTTTACGCTGGTGAGACTTACCTTCTCCCGTTGGATTAGCGAGGATCTGGTTTCCGATGGCGTGAATCGATACAAGATCGAAAAACTTCCTTTTAAAGTTCGAGACTCATTTAGGACAGAGATCGTTTCTGGTGGGACTGTACTAACAGAGCTTACTAATCAGCCAAACATCGATGATACGGCAGATAACAACGTCTGGGATCAGCAGGAAGATGGGACATTCCGCATCAGGACTACTCTCACGATCAATAAAGGGCAGCTCGGAGATCAGATCTTCTATTTAAGATACTACGTTTTTCTGAGCAGCTCTGCCAATGGAACTTTCTACAATTTTGATCCCATGGCAGCGGATACAGATGTCAGGTTATGGGAGCCTCGAATTGTCCGCGAGCCTGATCTCAGATCCAACAGCGACGACTCAATCTTTGGCAATATCAAAAGCACAGCCAGCAATATCTTGATCTCAAACGAAGATGGATGGTTTGATCAGTATTTAAGTGATATAGATTCTGCTCATAACCAAGAATGCAAAGCCTGGATCGTGACTAATGGGCAGGTAGATAACTTTTTTACTGCTGCTATGCGCTCTTTTTCTGTCGATAATACTGTCACGATATCGCTTTATGAGGCGACTACTAAACTCGATGCACAGGCAACCTTTGGGACATCTAGGGAAGATACGTTTTTCAGCGAATATACCAACTATGGGGTATCGGCGTTAACTGTTGTTCGTGTGCAAAGCGATAAGAAAAGCCAGCCGATTCCTTTGGTCATTGGAGATAATTCTTTCCATGAAACAGACCGCCAATCTCCAGATGATACGATCATTGGACTTAATGCAACCGATAGTCAGGTTTTTAACAAAGGCCAAACATCTTGTGGATTGAATCCTGACTCGTCAACATCGGGTACGGTAAATCGGCATCACAGCTTGTCTCGTGTCTTGGGTGGAGTTCGCCAATCTGGAAACGGCTTCGGACTACCTGTTATCCTGACTCGCGGAGCACAGTTTGGTTTTGATACAGAAATAAAAATTGCCTTTGTGACGAATGCCAATTGGCTGATCGGTGATACGTTTACATGGGCTCCAGGGGGAGGGGAAAACGATTCCTACGGGGTTGTGATCGGTGTGACACAATGGACTTATTCATCAAATCAATACAATCTTGTTATCTGGTCTGACAGCGATCAAAACATAGCAGCTAAGGGATCTGGCGGGACGATGAGCAGCAGCGCTATTCCGTTTTCCAATGAGTCGATAGGCGTTATCCTGCGATCGAATGCCTGGAATAATTCTACTAGCTGGAACGGAGCAGACAGGGGATATCGACCTTTGATGCTTGGCTGGGATTATACGCTTACAAATAACACTCTTAATATTGATTCAGCTAGCGAATACGGGTTTCAGGCAGATGTAAGGCTCATCACAATCACCCTAGTTGATGATGTCGAAACCCACAGCCATACAGTAATGTCCAGAAGCTTTGATCCCAAGCTTGATACTATCGAGTTTAGAATGGGAGCATCCAAAGAATTCCGCGCTCATGGAAAGATCGCAGCACAGTTAGTCCAAGCAGCTGGCTTGCCCATCAATCAATCGAGCTTCGATGCCGCTGATTCTTTCTTCTCTTCCAACTTGCAGTTTCAGATTCCCACAATCAATGATCGCAATCTTTTGAGCTATCGAAATTATCTTTCTCTGATTACAAAAAGCCTTGGGACTTATTTCACAACCAACAGCGCTGGCCAGATTGAATACAACTTCCTGGTTCCTAGCGCTTCTGGAACTGAAATAGGCGATGCTGATATAATCAATGATCGAGTGATAAGAAAGCGCATCTTCGAGGATATCTCCGCGAGGCTATTCGCCAGGAATGAGCACATCGTAAATCCTTTGAATACCGATGCAGCAGAGCAGACATATCGTAGCGATAAGTTCCGCTTTCTCCACCAGAGCGATAATGATGTGGTCTTGAATCACGTTTTAACAAGCTCAGCAGGCACGGAGAGAATTCAGAAGATTACTAGGAATCGAAAAGATATTTACGAAATCGATGCATCTCATCGCTTCTGGAACTTAAAGATTGGGGATAATATCACATTGACGCATAAGCAGACCGGCAATGTAGCAAAGAACCTAGTCGTCATCGGTCTTCGCAAGTCTGTGAACAATCTTACGATAACAGCTCGCGACTTTGGGGAGCTTGATTGATGACTACAAGAAACAAACGAATCCGTTTCATGGATAACCAGTTGATCACCACATCGAATGTGGATACCTCGCTGATCGATGCATCATTTCCATTCTCAAACATGCTTGACGATGCACGCTTTAAAATAACTCGGTTCACTGGTAGCTTTATAATAGAAACAAGCAACAGCTCTCTCTATGCCAATGATGGATCAGATATCATCATCCAGATTTCGACTGGCCAATATACGGCTTCCCAGCTTGCTACGGAAATACAGACAGAACTTAATGCGGTATCGTCAAACTGGACAGTCACTTATTCGACATCAACTTATCGATTTACCGTGGATCGCTCCAGCGGGACGAAAATATTGCGCCTATCATCTACGTCGAACTCTATCTGGGATACGCTTGGATATACGGGATCAGTTGACCAAACCGCAGGCGTTGCCGATGAGCAGCGAAACCACTCCAAAGAATTCATCGAAGTTGACCTTGGAACGAACGCGAACGAAGTAGGGTTCTTTGGCCTGGTCGCTCCCCCTAACATGACGAATCCGATCAGTGATAACGCAACAGTTGAGCTTCTTGCCAGCAACCTTCAAAACTGGTCTGCTCCTGCTAGGACTATCACACTGCAAAGCAATGATTTCGGCGTCTACGGATTCCTTGATGATGAGAATTCTCGATATCGCTATTGGCGTTTCGAGCTTACAGATAGGAAAAATATTAATGGTCCTACCTGGGATTTTTCCAACATCTATCTCGGAACATACACAACACTCGCCAATCGAAACGTCAATAGTGGTTTCACAAAGACCTGGATCGATCCATCTGACGTATCCCAAGCAGGAAGCGGAGCGACATACGCCAACATCAAGCAGCGATATCTTCAGCTTAATTCGCTAACGATCAACTATATGGATCAATCTGATCGCAAAAAACTAGAGCAGTTGTGCTATGATTTTGGACAGCATAAACCATTTTGGATTGCTCTGGATCCCGTGGAGGAATGCAGCACGATCGATGAGCTGACAAGATATGTCTACTTCAATGGAAATCCGACTTTCAACCATTTCAGGAACTCGGTTTATTCGATGGCGTTCGGTGTAAGGGATGCTCTATGAGCTTTATTGACTTTGTTAGCAAACAAATGATCAAAGTGCTAGATACTGATGAAGAAACGCCAGTAGGAAATTCTATTATTTTTTCAGAATCCACTGAATTGAAGCATTGCCGCATTATTTTCTACAAACATGGTTTTGGTTTCACTGGAAACGAGCGTTTGTTTCTGAAGCTGTATAGTGATCAAGAACGCTCTAAACTTGTTTACCAGAGCCAGCCATTAATAACCTATAAGATTATCAATCCAGATATTGCGACGACAGAATACTGGCTTGGTAAAGTGCGGTTTGATTTTGAGCCTGCGGTTCCGATTCTAGCTGGAGATGTCTATTATGCAAGTATCTCGATTAGCAATTACACAAGAAATAAAAGCAATTATTACATTGGAATCGGTTTCGAGAGCCCAAAACCGGTAAACGTAATAGACGCTAACAACCCACCATTTCTATTAGAATTTTTTGGAGTAAGATAATGGCAGGTGAAATTAAAACGCTTGAGTTCAGCGAAGGAGTTAGCGTCGTATCTCCTGTTACTATATTTCAATTTTTTGAATTGGAAGATGATTCAGGGGATTGGGATGGTGCTACATCTACGAAAACCTATGACGTTTCGGCAACAATTTCTGATGCCAGAAAAATGGATTGGTCATTTCAGGATGCAGCAAACAATCGAAGGGTCCTGCAAGGGGCAGATATAGATTTCCCTTCCGCGACTCAAGTTCGTGTCTCTTTTGGTGTAAATATACCTTCAGGTACTTACTGGCTAATAGGAGTCGGCGCAGGATGAAAAATCGATATGGTTTAGAGAGAGCAGCAACAAACTTTAAATGGTGGATCATAGGAGTTTTCAGCGTCATTGCGATCGGCACTGCTTCTGCTATGTATGTAGGCGGTGAGCTTGAATCTGCATTGTTTGAAAAACTGGCGACTGATCCAACGGGGACTGAAGGCCAAGTTTATTACAATACCACAGAGAAAAAAGCTAAGCTTTACAATGGATCTGCTTGGACTGATTTCGGCAGTGGTGATGGAGCTGCTGGAGCTGGCGAAATTAATTACAATGATGACCCAGATGGTGCTTCTAATTGGACGGAATTAGGGGACGGCGTAACTGTCAGTACGACAGTTGTGGAAACAGAAATCCCACGTTGGCCCATTAAAACTCAAGCCGTCAAGCTTACCAATGACACCACGGGGACTTCCGGTTGGTCGGTATGCGTCGAGGTTGGCGAGGCCGACCGAAACAAGAAACTCAAGATTGAGTGGGCGCAAATCATTTCAACATCGCCAGCCTATTCGAGCGGCGAGTTTACCTACCAGCTATTTAGCGAAACGAACGACACCTGTACGGGCACCGAAACCGGCGTCACGTTACATAGCAGCGGCACCACGTCGGCAGTAGCGATCCCGGCGCAAAACGGCGTCATGTATGACGAGTTCGACGCGGATGACTCTCAGTATTACGAATTGAAGTTCGTTCGCGCAAGCGGTGCATCGGCGTCGTTTATCGGCATCAATGACTTGGTTATCGGACCCGGCAAACTTCACAGCGGCGCGGTGGTTACGGCGTGGGAAGATGCTTCCGACTTAACTATATCTGGTTTCGGCACTGTAACTAGTAACCAGCTAATAAAAAGAAGGGTCGGAGAGAACCTAGAAGTATTCGGTAGATTTACAACTGGAACGGTGGCGGCTTCGACCGCATCTATCGCTTATCCTAATAGCGATACTTTAGCCACGATATTAAGTGCTAACGCGGTTGTTGGTAAGTGGTGGAGTAATGTTATTACTGCAACGACTGTAAAAACAGGTACGATATACTCTAGTTCTTCTAATGTCCGCTTTGGTAATGACGACTACACTACTGCATCAGGCCCGGGGACGTCATTAGACGGCAACGAAGTAACCGTTTCCTCAACTATTGTATGGGTTAAATACAGCGTTCCGCTGGCTTCATATCAAGGCTCCGGCGTTCTCAACACCATTACACAAGATAACCTTTCGGAGTGGTCTGATGCTTCTGTTTCTGTTTCTGGTGCAGGAACTTCACCGACTGTTGTGGCCAAGAAAAGAAGAATGGGAGATGAGTTAGAACTTGATCTTTCAGTTATACTTAACGCAACCCCGTCAGGCATATTGACATTCACTTTACCTGATAACTTAGTGGCTGACACAAATAAGATGAGAGCGTCCCCCGCTGGCTCTACTTCTGCGTACTGGTCTGCCAGAGGTAATGCGAGGTACTTAGATGTTAGCGCTTCTCCCGATAACGGTTATACGGGCAACCCTATAATAAACAATACTAATAAGTCGCAAATCCAAGTTCTTTCGTTTGATTCAGGTGGCGCGGAGAATTTGTGGGGGACGACCAACAATGCACCAGTAGCTCCTGCATCGGGGGACGTTGTACACATATACGCAAAGATTCCAGTTACTGCTTATGCAGGCTCCCAGTCTTCGCTGGTGGGGTTTACCGCTGCAAGCGAAACGCAAAGCGGGCTGGTTAGTACGGGCACCCAGACCTTTGGGGGCTCAAAAACCTTCGAGACAAATGCGCTTTATGTCGATCCCGCAACCGGTAGTTTCACCAACATTTATTTTCAAAACAATGATATTTCCGAAACTGGATTTCGGATAGGCATCGGCAGCGATGAACAGGCTTATTTGGTTAACTCAGAAAACACAGATATGAATTTTTGGACTAACGATATTTCTAGAATGACGATTGCCAGCGATGGCAACGTAACGATTAACCAGAATCTTAAGGTCACTGACTTTCTTAGGATTGGAAATGAGTCAGAACTGACAATTTCAAGCGGCACTGTTACGGCTACCAGCTCTTATCATACAATTGATACCGAGGGCGACGCTGCTACGGATGACTTAACTAATATAAACGGTTGTAGTACAGCGTCGGATTTGGGGAAAATCCTAATTCTTAGAACAGCAACGTCAGCCCGTGACACCACGGTTAAAGATTCGGCTGGCAATTTACAAATAGCAGGCGATTTCGCGATGAGTCAAAGTCAATACCGTCTTGTCTTAATGTGTTCCGGCACTACATGGTTTGAATTGTCGAGGTCTGTAAACTGATGAAACCCCTCAACCTCACATTGATTTGCCTGCTTGCTTCGTGTTCGACTCCGAAGGAGGGTAGCGGATATTGATAGGAGTTAACCCGTGAAAAATATTTTAATAATCTTAATCCTAGCAGCCTGCGCAACCAACGGAGGCGATCGAAAGAATGAGAAGCGCAATCCTAGCGATGATATACAGGCGGCTTACTCTCAGGCAGTTGATCGTCTTAAAAATGATTTCTCTGAAAATGGCTGGATTGTTTCGCGCCATCAAGACGGGAACACGGAGCACGAAGGCGATTCGCTGATCTGGACTGGGTTGGCGATGGCTTCACTTCCCTGCGCAGATGGCGAGATGTTCTCGCGGCGGATGGCGAGGATGATCGACGAAAACGATGGCGCCATGGTTCGCTATGAGCCGCTAGGGGAATACGCTGGCGGGAGAGAGATCAGCTTCGATGGAGCGACAGGGCTTTATTTCGGGATATTCCAACGGATCCGCCAATGCCCAGATGAAGCGCAGATATGGAAAGCGACATGGCAGAATCACCTAACCTATCTGGAAGAAAATAACTGGAAGCTGCATCCAAACGCCGACGCCCTTGTTGCCCCTCCTTTCAATGTGATCCGCGATTACATCAGCTACCAGCTTGGGCTGACTGACGATATCCCCTCAGGCGTTCGCTTGCGATCCCTGGAAGCCGCAGCATTGACCTGGTCCTCTGCTGTGATCGAGAGCAAGAGCAGTTGCTTTCGCGTCCATCTCGCTTTCCTCTATATGCTTTTCCTCGATGATGCGGATCTAATGCTAGAAACGGCTTATGATGGATTCTGCTATGCGACAGAAGAAGCAGATATTCCAGCCATAGACCATTGGTGCGATCGAAAGAACATCGACGATTGGATCAAGACTTTTGAATATGATCTCTACGAGTACCGGCATCAACGTTGTGGCGGTTGGGAAAAGCCGGATGGGAAATCCCTCAAAACACCAGGATTGGATCTGATCTTTGGGATTCAGCTCGCCTATCCAGAGGTTCTAAATGGAAATTAGTTGGCAAACTCTCCAGATCATTGCTTCGATCGTGAGCGCGACAACGGTGATCGTCTGGCGTGTCGCGAAAGCCGCTGCGGATCTCCAGAAGATGTTGGCAGATCTGGATAAGAAAGTGGCCATCTTGGAGACAAAGACAACCAATGTCACGCATGATCATGATCTACTTGTACTTACTGCACAGAAAAGCGATGCCGCACATAGACGGCTCGATGAGCTTTACGAAAGGGCAGGAAATGAGTGAAGACAAGAATCCGGAAGGTAAGCCATTTTGGAAGTCGAAGCGCTTTTATGCAACTCTTCTGACTGCTGTTCTGCCATTGGTTCCGCCGATCGCAGATTTCGCAGCGAAATATCCTGAGATGTATTCCGCGATACTCGCTGCTGTGTTCGGTTGGGTTGGCCTGAAGACCACCGAGCCAGTTCGCCTAAAGATGAAATGATCCAGAACTGCGCATAATTTGTTTTGACTTCTGCGCACCCTACGATTATAGATATGACTCACCTTGACCACAGGAGGGAATTATCTATGTCTTTATCTTTAGATGAGTATTTCGAGAGCCTATCTCCGAAGCATCAAAAGCAATTCTGTGAAGTGATGGAATTCGCTATTCCAGAGAGAAAGGATCAGAAGCGGATCAGCGTCTTTCTCGATGTCGATCTTTTGGAGCGAATCGAAGCCGATGCGGAAGGCCATGGCGTATCGAAGGGGATTTATATCAATGCCGCGATTCGTGGATATTACGGTTTGATCCAATCGTTGAGTGATCTCAATGCGAGATTGGAAGGCGTAGATGCAACAAACAACTAAGCAGCGAATCAAGGCGGAACAGCTTTGGCGACTCTCGCGATAGAATCCTCCATCATCGAATCAAAAACAACCCCGGTCTTGGCCGGGGATTTTTTTAAAAAGGGATTGTATCCAGGGATGGATCGGAGCTTGGCGGCTCCTTGGCTTCTGGCTGGAACCCGCCGGACGATCTCCTCGCCTCAGCTTCCTTCCTAGATTCCATCGAAATCTTGTCAATATTCTTGCATTTCAACCGAAATCCCATCGATCCATCCTTCTTCTGGAAAGTCTCATGATCCATCGATCCGCTGACGATCACCCTCCCTCCCTTATCAAGATACTGGCTCATCGTTTCCGCTCGCTTCCCCCATAGATCGCAATCAACCCAAAGCGTCTCACGATCCTTGCCAGGAGAATGTCCAATTGTGAAATTGAGAACCCTCTGCCCGTCGTGAATCGACTTCAATTCCGGCTTCCCTGCTATATATCCCTCAATCGTCCAAACATTCATTGCCATCTCATTTCCTCCTGAGTTCTTCTGCGAATTGTTTCTTGCCGCATTTCTTGCACGTCTTGGTTACGACAACATCTCCAGAGATGAAGAGTTCTGTCGACCAAATCCAATCGTGCATACAAAAGTATTTCCTGATCAGCTCTTTGAGCGTCACTTCTTCGACTCCAGCTCCAGGTGCCTCCTATAGATCCGCCAAAAGATCCAGCAGACCAAAGAGACAGCAGAGAATCCTCCCGCGAGAAATCCGACGAGAAGATGAATCAGTTCCATGTTCATGATTCCTCCTCCTGCGGCTTGTACTTCTCATAGACGATTTTCTCGACATCAGACATGCAGACTTCGAGATCCTGGATCTGAACAGACAGGAGCTTCCAATCGTCTTCTGGGACGTTGTAATCTTGGAAAAGTTTTAGCAGATCTCGCTTCTGCTCTGGAGTCCCTCGATAGATATGATTAGCTGGCTCAAGTTGCGGATCCGATGCTTCAGATTCAACATCGATCACTTCCCCATCCTGGTTTACAACAGCTCCCAATTCTTCAGGGACATAGGAAACCCCAGCGATACAATCTGGGAACATGGATCGAGCCATTTCTGAGACGCATCGAGAGCGGAGCATCGCTCGCGGATATTTCTTCCAAGATGGATTCCCAAGAAGCTGGGCTGTCCTTGCATCTTCCATAGAGAATGAGAATCGAGCGATCTTGTGCCCAGGTCGCGACGCCTCGATCACACAGATTTCATTCGTCAGCTCGATGAAGTTCACGACGGCTCCTGGGCAATGTCGATAGATCTGCGCGAGCATGAGTTCTGCTGACATTGTTGGCTTGCCCTTGATCACGTGGATATGCGAGAGAGCCTGCATCGGAGGGATCTGGAGCTCCTGCCCCTTCTGCATGATCACGATCGCCTGCTCTGGCGTCTTGATCGCATCTGGCAGAAATCCAGATTTCAGATAGACTGCGGCCTGCTGCTTCATTTCATGGAACGGAACTAATTGGCTCAATGAATACCTCCATTCATTCCAGACGTGATATCTAGATAGATTCTTTCGGTCGATTGCACGTCTTGGCGATTGTATTTCTCGATCAGATCGATCTCATTATTCTCCCACCATTCAAAGCACTGTGTCGCGTCCTTCTCTCCATCACGCTGGATCTGGAGGCACCATTCTATATCCTTCAATGAAGCTCGCTGAATGCTGCGTCCGGTTCCAAAGAAGCCTTGGATATCGACGTGACGACGAAGCAGCCACTCAGGCACAGAAAGTCCATTCGCCAAGTGGCGCCCCACAAGATAAGGCTGATCAAAATCGATATTGTTCTTGCCCACGAATTCATTAACGTCTTTCCCTGCGATGAATACATCGAGATCAGAAAGCAGATCCCGCTCATTATCCGCACAGAAGAAATGAAAATCGCCGTTGTAAGAGATTCCACAGGCAATCACCCTTCCAGTGATCCAGCGGAGAGCTGCTTTCTCCCGCTCCGCCTCCCTCTTGTCTTCGATCGACTTCGCGATCTTTTCAGGATCTTTGAGCCTAGCATCTGGCTTGAACTCCTTTTGATCAAGATATTCCTCGATCCGATCGGACTTGTACGTCTCGATATCGTAAACCAAATAATTCCTCATGCGTTGCTAACCTCCACCTGTCCTTCCACCCAGCAACAATCGCACACTGGATCGGGCTCAAGATCGACAATCGATCCGGCTCGATCATCCAGTATCCAAGCATCGCGCACACCGCAGCGAGCGCATTCATAAAACTTTGTTGACATGATTCCTCCGAAATATTTATGATTTTGGCTACCATACTGGAGGTTTATAATTATGATCGAGTTGCGTCAACTCCTTTTTACGGCTCGGATTTCCCAGCAGGAATTGCTGAAAGAATGCAATAAAAGCGCGAAGAAGAAGGTACATCAGAGCCGCCTATCGCGGATAATGAACGGTGTTTGTTCAGCGACGGATCGCGAAAAGAATCGGATCAGGCTGGCTTTGTTTCGGATGGGGTTCAATGATGAAACAATCCTCAGGATTGCGGAGCTTCGTGCGGTTCCTGCGGAAAGCCATGTCAGTTAGTTACTGGAAAGGAATATTCACCCTCACCTTCAGGAAGCGATTCTAGCGCTTCTGATCGACTACTACCCGCTATATATAGCGCGGAAATCTTTCGCTTGAAATGGCTTTTAATTCTGCGCCATGATCGCCGAACAGTTCCCTGGAAAAGAAACATCCCGCGACAGGCGAACCATCGGCGGGATGAAACCAAAACCACAAACATTCATCGCATGAAGGAATGTTGTCCATCCTCATAGAGAAAGGAACCGCTTGAAGCTACCAAACAAGACCCCAAAAGAAAAGATAATAAAGCTAATCACTGATGTAATGCTCCGCAAAGCTGGCAACGGTCACGATGGATTCTCGCCATGGGGAAGCGAGATCATTGTTGTGGAAGATGAAGGCAGGAGATCCGCATATCTTTCTGACGATCAGAAAGTTTTAAAGCCTCTCACGATCCAGGGGATAGCCTCTGAGATTATTTCATACTGCGACCAGCAGAACATTTCCAATCTTCTCATGGATCACGATCTCGCCGTTAGAACCGCAAAGACCTACCTTCTCAGGGCTATCCCAATGGATACTGAACAAGTAAAGCTATCAAGAAAAGCCGACGAGCCTGGATATTGTCATTTCCGCCAGCCTTACAATCTATTAGAAAACGTCACAGAAGAACAGTTCCATGAATCTTGTCCGCTGTTCTCAGATTGGATCAATCGCGTCACATTGAATCGCGATGCTTTCATCCACTTCATCGGAAGCATCTTTGAGAACAACAGCTACAACCAGCAATATCTGGTCTTGAAAGGATCGGGCGGCGATGGAAAAGGTTCGCTCCTGAATTGCCTGCACAAGTTCTTTGGGCCGATCTATGCTGCGTCCTTCATGTCGAGGATTCTGCACAAGGATTGGACTTCGACAACTTACCAAAAGCGGCTGGTGACCTTCCCCGATGCTCAGAATCTCAAGCATTTGAACGAGGAGGTCTTCAAAGCGATCACTGGCGGGAATCCGGTGCCATATCGGGGCCTTTACGAGAAAGAATTCACAGGCGTGAGCAAGGCGAAGTTCATCGTCTGCACGAATGAAGATGTCGACGTGAGCGGGATGTTGAGCGACTCCCGGCGTCGAATCTATTGCGAGATCAAACCGGCGCAGAAGGCGACACCCAATTATCAAGAGGATCTGATCGAGGAGAGCCAGGTCTTTTTCAGCTATTGCCATACTCAATATCTGAAGCATTGTTCACAAGGTTTGCCGATCGCGACCGATGCGACAGTGGAGGATTATCTCCTAGAGGAAAGCTACGATGATTTTGATTCCTTCTTTTGTCAGTACATGGCGCCGAACGGATCCGTGAAGCGAGGGGATGTAAATCAACTCTTCAAGCATCAGGTGAGCCGAGACGGTCGCGAGTTCAAACGATTCAAGCGATACCTTCAGAGAGTCCATGGTGTGACAGAAATCCGTATCGATGGCGTTCGACGCCTTAAAGGCGTGTGCATTCGTTCAGCAGTTCGTTCCCTCAGAAACTAATCCCCCCTGTACAAGTCAGTAGTTATTCACCCTTAAACCACAGGTGGATAACTACCTTTATTCTAGTAATTCTCTATATATGTCACCCCTACCACCCCTTTATAATAGAATATATATTTTAGGTAGTAATAGGGTATATATAGAGAAAAGTTTCGAGTTAATTTGCCATGGCTATCCATGGCACAAGAAAAGCGGATCGCGAAAATCGATTCTGAGGCGTTTTCATCTTGATCTGATATCTGAGTCGGATGTTGGGAAAAAGCCGCTCAGAATTGAGAATTGCAATCGAGGCGATGCTTGTGGTTCTCTGACTCCCAAATGAAGATCGAACCACACAACCTTACCGTTCTGATCGACAAGCGCGAGCAGCGTCCCTGGTCCGTGGATCCTCTGCGCAAAAAAGAGGCAACACTCCAGACTGGTGATTATTCGATCCTTGGACTCGAGTCCCATATCGCGATCGAGCGGAAGTCTCTCGATGATCTGATGGGTTGTATTGGGAAAGGGCGGGAGCGATTCGAGAGGGAGCTTGATCGGCTTCGTGCCTATCCCTGTCGGTATGTGATCGTCGAGGCGAATTGGGGAGATATCGAGGCTGGCTCCTACCGGTCGAAGATTCATCCCAACGCTGCGATGGGATCTATCTGCGCTTGGATGGCTCGCGGGATTCCCTTCCTGTTCGCTGGGAGGTCGGATCGAGCTGGCAAGCTGGCTTGTCGGATCATGTATCGCTATGCCGTCGATCGCGCACGTGAGGCGACCTTTCTGGTTGAATCTCTCAAATCCTGATT